CGCCACGATACTGGAGGGTATATGTCTGTTGGTAAGGCCGACACGACGGCTGACGCCTCACCTAGAGCAGTAAACAACGTCGAGGCTAGTTGACGCAAAGACATTACCCGGGCCTTTGACCCAGCCCGTAGCGTGTTGTACTCCCCTGAGATCGGTGCGGCTCTTGTCCACCTCTCCCGTCTGTCAAGGACCTTGAGCATCATGTAGAAACCGTCGTCGGTATACCGCATCGAGCCGAGGTCAACAACACAGTTCGGGAGCGTGATTGACATAACATCCCAAGTCAGCGTCAACGTACCTGACGTTGGCAGGGCACTTAGCTGCGGGTTGAACCTGAGGACAGCTACGTCCGGGGTAAAACCAAGACCCTGGGAGTATATCGCCTCGACCGGGTCTACTATACCAGTGAAAGCCCAACTCACGGAATCGCCTCCACTAACGGTACAACAAAGGCGCTGAACCCTTGAGCCACGGTCGCCTCCATAGCGTACGACCACGAAGTGCCGTACATCTCAGCCCCGCCAACAACGATGTCCTGAGCATCGGTGTACTCGATTGTCCGCATCTCGCCATGCTCGATCGACGGGTACAACAGGTCGGCCGGTACTGGGAAGGTCGTACGCCCAATGGCCTCCCCCTCCTGGATGTACCAGAACGACGTTGCTGTCTGTAGAATCTGGGCGTCCGGCGATCCGCTGATCTTCGGTGAGTACCGCCACTTGAGACCACCAGTACCCTTGACCGTCAGCTTCTGTTTCAGGGAGTACAAGCCGTCCCCGACCCGGATCTCAGCCCGCAGTACGAGGAAGAAGGTTCTGGTGTTCGTGTACTCAACCCGGCCACCCCACGGGCCATTGATGAACGACGGGGGCGTAACGACCTTGGTGCCGCCGAATGTTTCCTCGTTGAATACGATATGTCGCGTTGGGGTGACACCGTCATCGTGGTACATACCAAAGTCTTGGTAGTCGACGTTGTACGCCTCGGTCAAGTCGAATAGGGCGTCAGTCAGGTTCTGCTTGGTAACCTCAGGGTCTGGATCGTCAGCAACCTTCTTGACCCCGATGATTGTGTACTCAATGACCTCCCCCATTCGGCGGTTAAACTTGTCAACGATCCACTGGACCGAGGTGCGTACCATCACCTCGTCCGCGTCGTGTGAATAAGCTCCGTACTGGAAGATCATAGATGCCACCGATCAAGGTCTGACGTGTTACCTTCGCTAGCCATGAAAGACCTTGCGACATACGCTTCTGTCGACTCAAGGTTACCAGATGTTCGTGGTGCCCTCAGATCCCGGGCCCCGGATATGTCCTGTCTGGGGGGTAAGTTTATCAGATCGTCTACGACTGTGAAGATTTCTTTGGGGTCCAATGGGAAGTTTGGGGGGACCGTTACCGTCACTTGAGTCCGGGGTGTTACCTGGGCCTGACCGGTGAAGGACTGTTTCTCCTTCATCGCGGCTGGTACACCGGCGATTGTATCGAGTATCTTTGGCGTGGCAACCCGGCCTGCCATTGTCTCAGGTGAAAAGACTCTCGCCTCCCCCACTTGCATCGGCTGCTGGGGCTTTGGGGTAATAGCCCGGCCAGCTACAACTTCAGCCTTGTTAGGTACCGCAGGTCTCCCGGGTATCTTCTCAGTCGAAGTTACGCTGGTTTGAACTGGAACGTCTGGGATAGCTGTCCTCGGGTCGGCTACGGCCCCCACCTGTGCCTGCTGCTCCCGAGGTGTCGCGTCCGGGGCGACTTTGCCTACCCCTTGCACGCCTTCAGATACGACCCTCTCCATCGCTATCCGGTCCAGCAGTTCTTTCGGACGACTCATCGGCGGCTCCTCCATCGGAGCTTCCGCCAACAAACGGATCAAGTCGCTTATCTCGTCCATACAATACCACCCATTCGATTAGCATTCTGTTACGGTGCCACACCTCGTCCTGCAGAGGACAATCAAACCGGTACTTCCAGTAGTGCCGCCAAGTCCTCAACCACCGCTCGTTTGACAGCCCATTGGGCTCGGACCAATGGCCCTTCAAACAGCCTTGTCGGGTCTCACAGGGGACCTTTACGTTCGGGGGCAGAACCGTTGGGGAACCGCTCGGCCCGATGTATAGTGACCCATCTTCGTGGTTTACACAGTACGCTCGACACGTCGAGCAGGACATGACACTTAGTCCAGGGTTTGTCGCGTGTAGCTGAATGCTGTCACTGAGGTCCTGAAACTCTCGTGACTCATCCTTCGACGTGTATCCGAGAACAACATTGACCACTTCGTTTTTGTGGTTCTCTGCTTTACGCGGGTCGCCCCACACATGGCTCTGGGCAAGTCCATCCCAAGCCTTACCGGGGTTCTCCTTGGCGTACTGTTTCCAGTCACGTTTCTCCGGCCACAACATCGGGCGGCAATAGACGCCCGGTGCTGCTTCCTGAGTGAACCCGTCATCAAGGTACGCCGGTATCATGCGTTAACCAGTGCAACAGTAAAGGCCGCAACAGAGGATGACCGGTGGGCTTCCCAGGTCATCGGAAGTCTAATCTCTTCAAGGGACCCCTCGATCGAGACACCCTCTGGAATAAACACTGCGTTCGGAAACGTAATGGTTACCGTATCCGTACCGTTTGTGAGGACCAGTACGTGGTCGTTATCCGCGGCAACCGAGTCCCTGTGCGTCCAGTACAATGCCTTTGTAGTTGAGATGTACGGGATACTCGTAGCAAGCAGAGTCTGGCGAGGGCCGTTGCCGACGTCTGTCACCGTGACACTGGCGTTCCACGAAGGGATTAGCTTGTTGTCGATGACAAACGCAAACCTGTCGAAGGCTACGGCGGTAGCATTTATGGTGTACGTCGCCCCTGAAAACGCGAAAATGTTGTCGACGGTTCCGTCAACCCACGTTGGAGTCCCCTCCGTCTCGTTTGTCGCAACCCATTGGATCTCCAGAGATACCGGGAGCGTGCCAGTCTGTCCCCGCAGGATGAACCTATTGACCCGGCAACCCGTAAAACTGTGAACTGCCCCCGCAGCGTCAACGTCGATTGTGATCGTTGTCGGGTCAGCTTGGTTTGCGGTGTACGTTCCGGCCACGCCGGTTAGCCCAGCCAGCGGAAGTAGCTCCACCAAGATTGGGTACGTGATGTCGTGGAACGTAGTGAACGCGAACTTGCGTCGGCCCGAGGCTGTTCTGTTGAGCAGTGGGTCCCGGTTACCACAGTTGGCGTCGGGATTCTGCACCCGCTCGACCGAACTCTGGTTCATGAACTTGGCGAAACAGAACTTCTTCCCGTTGACCATCATACGGGCGTTAACAGGAACTGATATCGTCATCTGTGGTGCCTCACCATAACTTGGAATGTAAACAGTGCAACCTGCTGCTCATGCCTGACCAGACTCTGGGCTTCCGCAGACAACCGTTTCACGATGTGTACAACGTACGGATCATACACGTTAACGTCAGCGTCCTGCAAGAACGGGTTGGGTATTACAAGAAGCTCAGTACGGATAGCATCCATCCAGTCCATGTATGTCTGGAGGGGTCCGGACATGTCGTAGTTGGACGTGTCCAGTATCTGAACAGCGATGCGTACGACCTCATCATCTGCACAATTAAGCCCCGCCCCGATCGTGGTATCTACCGGGAGCGATGTAACCCTGATCGCGGGGAGGGCGATGTTTTCAATCCCGTTCTCCCCCCGACCTTGCTCAACTGCTTTCCAGATCCGTACGGCCCCCGGTGGGACGGTACGTACAACTTCTCCTTGGCTGGCCACGAACTGTTTAGTCGCAGCCATGTCCTTTAACAAGAGCTTCGTACGGTTTAAGATGTTCCACTCAGGGGCACTCATTCTTCGTCAGCTCCAACCTTTAAGAGGAACTCCCGGGTCTGCTTCATCAGCGTTAACTTGTGGACCAAGCTGCCCTTCGTGTAGACCTCAAGCACGTAGCTCTTGCCCGACTTCTGCCGCCCGAATGTTAGCACGGCAACGTCTACCCGCCTGAGCATCTCAACAGCAAGGTCAGTCGTAGTGACCCACTCAAGGTCAGGAACTTGAGGAGGAATGTCCAATATCCTGTAGACGCAGTCCGTACCACTGGGAGATAGTTGTTTTTCCTCGAACACGTCGAGCGTCTGCAGACTTTGCTTCGAGGTAGGCTGCGGCCAGCCGAGTCTTCGACGTAAGCATTTCACTATGGTTGCCAACAGGTTTCGCACCGTACTCATCCTCCGATAGCCGTGCAACAAGAACCTCCATCGTCGCATCGGCAGTGTCGATGAGACTGGACGCCGTGTACGCTACGGCAGTTACAGCCAGAGTTGTATTGGAAACCCGGCAGGTGGTGGAAGTAAGACGTTCCACAACCCGTACCTCCGTGCAGTCTCGGTTGTACCTGATGTCTCCTGCCTGAGTATCGCCCCAGTTACCGGTTGGCGTCTGGGTGTCGTTGGTAGCAATTCTCAGCAGCACGTTGGCTCCGGCCCATAGGGACGTAACCACTTCTTCAGAAAACGTCGCCACTCCAGAAGCCACCGTAACTGTTCCACGACTTTCTCGTGTAAGGACATCGTTAGGTCTCCTTGCCTTGTACATGTACTGCAGAACGACGTCTTGTGTCTGCTCCGTTGGAATCCACATGTTCCAACACTGGGGGTTGTTTGAGTCCGCAACCAAGGCGTAGCTGGTTGGTAGCATCGGTGACCAGGCCAACCCCTCCTGAAGTTGAAACGCTTCGACGAGGTTTAGCCTCAGCATCTGTATGTTCTGGATACCTTCGATAACCTGCAGCACATCTCCCACGTCCTGCGGGAGCGGGTACACTACCTGTTGGATCAGGTATGACTCGTCATCAAGGTTTTCGACCGGGTGCTTGCCGGTGTACAACTCGATGACTGTGCTGCTGGTTCTCTTGTAGATCGGGTACCAGTTGTCGTTCAACCTGATGTGGCGAGACGTGGCGTTTGTCGGCCACGTCGCACCAGTCAGGGTTACTTGCCGGGTTGATACGCTGAAGTCGACAGTGCCCGTTGTTTGTCCTGCGTAAGTCAAGAGCGTGCCCATGCGATGGAAGTACGCCCACTCGTGCAGGGTCATCAGGCGAGCCCAAGCCGCCAATACCGAATTGCGAACCTTCCCCTCCAGCCATCCGGACAGGGGTTGGTTAATCGCTACTGACATATGGGACATCATATCGTCGACTGTGATCACCCGAATGTCTCCTTGTGAACCTGTTCAAGACTTGTCGCTGCGTTCATGATGTCCTCGCCCGACATAGGTCGAGAGTGGTTATGAAGGATCTCCGCTTCGAGGTCTCGCTCGTCAACTCGCTCGTAGTCAGGCAGGGCCCGGTACTCGGACTTGTACCGTGCCATTGCCACATCGTTCATGGCGACCTTCTGGCCTTCAGGGCATTGCTGCTCTGGATGGTTTTCCCAGTCGCCTTCGACCCACTCGTTACGATTCTTCATCGCACGTTTAACGTCCGACAAGGTGTTCTTGTGAGTGACGATGCAATCCGGGTCCCCGGGGTACTTGGCTAAGCCTCTGTAAACCACGGCGTCTTCCGGAAGGTTTTCCCCGGTCTTCATCTTGTAGTTCTTCCGGTACATGTCGAGCATCGGCCCGCACCCTCGGAACTGTTCAGTAACACTCGGGGTGTTGGCTTGGAGGACCCGATCGTCCACCCCTGTTCGTGGTGGGGTTCGTGTCGCAAGCGTTGCCGCCATTGACACGGACTCACCCTTAGCCAGCATCCTCTCGAATGCTTCTACCGCGTAAGGCCCCGCGTTTACGACAGCGTCGTATTCGAGGTTGTCTCTCATGGTTGCGAAGCGACTCATGGGCTGGACTCCGATACTACAACTTCCCCGGCGACTTCGGGGGCGACTTCGGGGGCGACTTCTCGCTCAAGTACCGGGTGCGGCTCGTCCACTTCCGGGGTGGCGAGGGTTGCTGACACTGTCCCCAGCTCTTTGCCGTTCTTGTCCACGATCTTGACAGCCAACCCAGAGTTGTAAGCCAGCGATACCGCGGTCTGGGAGTCTGCAGGGTCGCCATTAGAAACAACAGTTAACGTAAGCATCACTTACCCTTATTCTTCGCAGCCTGCTCTGCAGCCACTGCCTGGATGTCCTGCTGCTCCTGCAGGTGAACCATTTTCTGCAGGTGAGCCTCCTCCTGCATACGAACCTTCTGTTGGTTGAACAGCTCGTTCCACTGCATCTTCTGCTGTCCCGGAGCCGTCGCCCCGCCTTGTTTGTACTGAGCGTCAACCAGTCTTGCAACGGTCTTCGCCTTAATCTCTTCGGTTTGAGCGGCAGTCTTCTGCGACTCAATAGCCGCGGCCTGCTGCTGAGCCTGCATTGCGGCTGGATCTGGCTGAGGTCTCCAGTCTCCGAAGAAGAAGTCTTCGATATCCCGGATCTGAGAAGCCTCCCCGAAGCGGGCAATGATCGCATTAAGCGGCCTAGGGTCGCCCGTATCTGTCGCGTACTGCTGTGCTGCCGGGATGAGGAACTGGCTGATCTGCTGTAGGTCCGACATGTCCTTATCGCGGTTAGGCCGCTTCATGTCGGTTGCTTCAATCCATACCTCAACCTCTTTGCAGAGTTCTTCAAACGGTATGGCCCCGAGTAGGGTATCCCAAGCCATTGATCCCCACGGGCCAAGCAAGTTCTTCAGTTGCTCGCCCTTCACGTACATCGCTGCGAGCCATAGCTCCTTCGTAGAGACGTTGACTACGAACTTGTGAACGTCGGTAGCCATCTTCTCCGGACGGACGTTAGCTGCGTTCTGCTTAGCACTTACGTCGGCACTAACCCGGGCCTGCTTCTGGCTGACCCCATAGTGGATATCGTCGAGTCCAGTCGCCATCTGAAACTGGTTATCAAGGTAGGCCAGCCACTCCAACAGGTTGCCCTGCACCTCTGGGCGTGTCAGGAACGACACGACATCCTGGACCCGTACGTTTGAGACCGGGTTGATTTTAATGACGGCGGGATTGTTCTCTCCCCTGATTGCCTGCTCGACTTCCTGCTCGTACCCGTTGTAGATAGCGATGATGTCTCGTCTTCGGTCCCAACTCATCTCAAGGTGGGTGACAAGCAGAATGTTCATAGCCAGTAGGGAGCCGATGCCGGGGCCAAGCACCGCCATAGGCCAGGTCGAGTTGATGATCGGGTAGAAGTCCATAACCTCAACCGGCCATTTACGGTCTTTCCACAACTCGCAGACAGAGCCGTACCGTGACGTTCGCCACTTCAACGCCTCAAGGATCTGCTCAGGCATACCTTGATTAACCAAGGCAGGTGGTAGGTTCAACGGGTGTGGAACCGTTCTGCACAGGCATAGGTAGCAGTTATCACCGGTCAACTGGTCGATGGCTTGGCCGTAGTCCCCGTGCATCCCGGCAACCCGGGCCCCAATGCCACCGGTTGACCAGACCTCATACCATTCAACTTGGTCGAGGTATAGGGTCTGGGCGTTCCCCGCTGAGGGTCCTTTAACAGCGAACTCAAAGCTGGTGTGAGTTCCACGACCATGCAGATACCCGGCTGGATACCCAAAGCGGCGTTCAACGACCCACGCTGGTTCCTGGTGACGCCGGGCGATCCATCTTACATCTCGTAGAAGTGGGTCTCTCGCATCCGGATCAATCATCAGATTGTCAACGGGGTCGTAGAACGTACCGACGCAAGCGGCACCTGTTGCCTTGTCTGCATATGTCTCTGTCCAGCCGCACCCCCGGCCGGTTACAAGAGCATC